CTGTAAGGCCATGTCGCATACCAGCCATACCACAGGCCCCGATTCCTTGGCTTTGGCCACTAGAGAGGCTGTCTCGGACTCTGAGAGGTATTTAGTCCTGTCCATTAAAGGTTCCTTCCAGCAATCAGGTTTTGTGTTGGGGGGTATATGATAACAGCCCAGTTTTTACGATGAGCGTAAACAATGGCCTTCTCGCGTGTTTTAAACCACAATTTAAAATACTGATCGTTTTTTAGGTATCCAGACAGATTATAGCCTTTTGACGGTTTTCCTCTATAGGGCTCAGTTGGGTCTAATCTTGCTTCAGCTCGACAAAAATCCATCAGCATCAATCCTATCCGGGCGCAGGCCCTCACAAATATCGTCACAGAAAAACACATCCCAGAAACAGTCGTAATACTTCATAGAGCGCTGTCGCTTTGCCGCTTTGCAGGTAAAACAGCGAACGCTTGAGTTGTTGACCTTGGGCGGCGGCGTTGGGCCTGGGCCGTCCTTCTGTCTTGTTTTCCGGGCAAGATCGTATCTTGATGGCATGTGCTCAATCATAGGCCACACGCGCAATCCGCCTTGCGCATCCCACAGCGCACGCAGTGGCCACGGGGAACACGAGAATACCATAGGATGAAAAGCCAGTCCTTGAGCCTCTCCCACGGTGTGAGGGGCCTGGGTTTGGGTTTGGGCCTGGGGTCCTGGGGCTCAACAAACAACGCGTGCACCATCTCAGTAAGGCACCTGGCACACAATGAGCTGCCTGGGTCCGTGGTTTGTCGCACACAGCATTTATCGCAAGTCCGGGTCTCTGTCGTTGGGTAGGATATCATTAAAACGCCTCATCACTCTTGGAAGTTAATTCCTGCATGTGCTCAGCGAGTCGCTGGGCCAGGCCACAAGCTTCGGATTTCGTCAACTCGTTTCGGTCTCCGACACTCTGATTACAGCCCTCCTCAACTTCCCCGTTGTCATCGTAGGCATAGATGTTTACTTCTACTCCATATTTGGTCTTGTTCATGATTAAATCTCCTGTTTTTTCTACGTTCAACAGCACAAACACATTCCCAGGCAAACCAAAGGCAACCCAGGCACACAACAATAAATCCTATGGCTTCCATGCCAGTTCCTTGGGAGTTCCAAGGATGACGCCATGCCCAGGCATCCCTTCCCGGACATGACGCCAAAAACACTCTACATCAGACTATGCTCAGCAAACGAATAGAAGTAATTGCCAGCAAGGATAACATGGTCGAGCACTTCAATGCCGATAATCTCACCGGCCACCTTGAGCCGTTGCGTGCATTCTGTGTCTTCCTTGGATGGCTCATGGCTCCCTGATGGGTGATTATGGGCGATGATCACGGCAGAGCATGCGTCTGTTATGGCTGCCCGGAATACTTCCCTTGGGTGTACTGGGGTTTGGTCTACGAGGCCCATACTGGCAAGCCGGATAAACTTGATCTTATGACCGCCGTCCAGGCCAATCACAAAGAAGTGCTCCTGATCCTGCTCAATGTAATCGGTGGCGTTCAATATCGCCTGGATGATCGGCCCGATGTCGCGGGGCGTGTTGATCTTCTGATTGTCGTGGGTGTAGGTCATGATTGCACCCCTAGCGTGAAGCTACCACAGCAATTATAGACGTGAAATCCCTTGAAGCCGTTGGACTCATACACTGTGAAGTGGTCCCGCGAGCCCTTGACAAACCATGCCCCTTCAATGCCCAGTGTGTTTCCGACATTGCTTTCGGTCTGAACGATGGGCTTAAAGGATCTTTCTCGCTGATACTCAACCATGTCAGTCATGCCGTCAAACGATGACTCGGTCATGATCTGTAGTGTGTCCCGGTTCTTTTTAATGAAGCTCTTAATTGTTGCTAGTGTGATACGTTTCATGGCGGTTACTCTCTTTCTGGCCCGTGGCCGGTTAGTATTTGGCAGTGTAGACGTTTTGACTCCATACTTCGTCCAAAACAACAGCTTGGGCGTCTTTTACCCACGCCTCAAATGATTGAAGCTTAGAGTAGAATTTGCAATCAGCATTGCAATCAGCTCCAGATTTTCCGCAGTACATAGATATGCATGATGCGGGATAGCTTCGTCGTTCTCGTTGGTCTTTTCCTCGTGTTCTCATGGCGGTTACTCCTAAAAGGTGGCCCGACTGGCAACTGAGAACCGCCAGGTGCCTGCTTTCGCAGGGTTGCCAGCTCGGGCCGTTAATTTGGTTTTGGCGGCGGTACTCATAACCGGAGACTCCGGAGAGCCCCAGGTTGCGGGTACTAACTAGGCTCAATCCACCCGCAAGCGTTGCAGCGGCCATCCGTGCCGATATGGCCGTCCATAGTATTCATGCACTCAGGGCACGCAGTGTCTTCGTATTGGCAAGGGAAATCACCTGCGTTGAGATGGTCAAGCAATGAGCACGCAACGCCGTTTGCCTCGGAGGCGGTAAACTGTCCGCGTGCTCCGATGGTCGAGGTCAATCCAAGAATATCCTCGTCAGTATCGTCATAGTAAGAATATACTCTGATTTCTACTCCGTAAAACTGGGGGCGATTTGCAGTCTTTTGTGTCTTCATGGCGGCGCTCCTTTCCGGGGCTAGGCTTTCAAATCAATAACTGTGTCCAGTTCGGCTTCTGTCCACATGCCCCAGTACACATTACAGCCTGGGGTTTTGTCGGCGTCCGTGAACAGTCCTCGGAGCGTAGCTCCGTTGAATTCTGCTGTTGAACAGCTCCAAAGATCGGCAAGATCATTGATGGCTTGGGCAATTGACTTTTTCATGGCGGTGCTCCTTAATTGGGGTTAGAGGTGAATAGGGAAAAGCTCGAACGAACGATATCCCGTGCCAGTGCAGCCTTGCCCGTGAAATCTTACATACCAGTGATTATCCGGTGTGTGATCCAAGAGTAAAACCTTTTGTACATCCCGGACAAATCCGTCCCCGTAGATATCCCAGTTGATAATATTGCACCACATACCAGCTTTAAGGGGCTCAGTGTTAATAGGCTTGTTTGTCTTCATGGCGGTACTCCTTATTGAATTGTGATTGACGTCTTAAGCTGTTTGTTTCAGCTTCTATTATATATAGACGTTTAATCAGTATAAAAGCAAAGGAAAAATACTGAGATTAATCAAAATAGCCAATATTGACGCATAACAAGGGCAAGAGGTTATATGTTTGCGACAATCAAGGACAGGATGAAGAATTGGCCACTTAGCAAGATTGGAGAAACAGGGGATATCCGGATAGCCGATACAAAGAGGGGATGAGAGTAGAGTGTTTAAGCGCCTTACTCCCTTTGAGCCATTATACACATAATGTCACGATTAGTTTTCTTTGTCAATAGCAATTCCAAAATATCCATCAAAAGAGATTTCCCTTGCAATGAGCATTCCATGTATGCTAGATGTACATAAATTGTACATAGGTACATTTTGAGGGTAAATCAGGATATGCAAGCCGCTGCAGCACAAAAGACTAAATCACTTGGACACAAGCAGAGACGCAAGATGTTGCTTGAAGTATTGCCTAGGTTCGCATTCAAGGTTGGTCCAGCGGCAAGAGAAGTAGGATATAGCGATTATTACGCCACAAACCGCCTTCCTGCCATCCTAAAGGCTGACGTATCGTTTTGTGAGGCACTTGATAGGCTCAAGGCCATTAATATCCAGAATAGCAAGGATAAGGTAGCTGCGTGCGACAGGAAGCTGGCAGATCTCCTGGACTCCGGAGGGATGACACACACTAACCAGCTCAAGGGCCTAGAGCTCTACTTCCGGAGGTTTGGTGCCTTAGCCGACAGACAGATCACTGAGGACACTACCAGGCAGGCCGAACTCACTGAGGCCCAGCAGGCAGAGGCACGCCGGTATGCCAAGTGGAGCCTGAGAGAGCGTAACAAACAGGCTTTAGAGGCCAATAAGGCGGGTTGATGATTCCAACTGAGTGCAGTACTACAATAAGGTGCTAAGGTATGAGACGGTGTAAGTACTGCGATAAACCAACGTTAATGACCTACTACTGTGATGTAGTGTGCTGGTGGCATGATTTGGGAGGGGGGGGGCCTTCCAGAACCCGAAAACCCCCAAGCCCCGGCCTCCACAACCAGTACTGTCCCCCCCTGTACTCAGCCGGCTTCATTAACCCCTACATTTTCAAGGTGATTAAATGCAGTACCACAGCATAAAGCGTATTTTAGGCATCCGCGGGAATCTGAAGGCATTATTTTGCCGGTTGTTTGGTCACCGTCTGAATGAGAATGCTTCTCACGGTTGGTGTGGCCGTTGTGGCTTGGCTTATTCGGAATGCTATTACCCGGTGGATTATCATGAGGCGAGTGGTCTGATCGACATTACTGATTATGACCGTCAAGGCGGTTATATCCCGTTTTATTCGGCATTATGCAATTCATTTCCAAGGTGATTAGATGTCATTTTCCGTTATAGTTCGTGCTCAGATTAAAGGAGAGTATTATGCGATTTGTATTTCTGCTTTTTCTAATTTTGGTATTTTTTAGTGGTTGTGACGTTCAGGAGGTCCAGCGTGGTGCTGGTAGTGTCTCTGAGATTTCGGATGCAGTATCTTCTGCCCGGGTAGAGACTGAGAGTCAGCTTGAGCAGGTTCTTGAGTTGGTACGTGCTGGGAATGCAGCTTCTGGTGCTGTGAATCCTTACGCTATTCCCTTGGAGGCTGCTTTAGCATCTTTGGCCGGTTTAGCTGGTGCTTGGGGAGCTTGGAAGGGTCGTAAGGCTAAGCAGGCGGAGGGGAAGTATCAGGCCCATAAGGCTGGTGTTGAGCGGACGGTTAAGGAGTTGGGTGTTTTACCTGAAGGTGAGGTTACTTCTGTTGCTGTTGATTCACTTTTGTACAGTAATATTGGTGAGGCCCGGAAGAATTCATAAAGGAGCCTAAAGATGGTTAAGAACACGTATATTGACATCCAGCGTCACTCGCACATTTCGTATCCGAATGTTCGGAACGTTATTCATCGTTCTGGTTTGCTTTTGCACAACGGTGCGATCTCTAATGTTCTGACTATTTCGGGTGGTCCGATTTATTTGACTGGGATGTTCATGCGGATTACGTCTGCGGTGACTAATACTACGTGTAACATGGCTTGGCGTTACCGGGGTGCTGACGGGGTTGCGGTCGCGGCTATCGGCAGTGCTGTTGACATTGCGGGTTCAACGATTGGGGATCTGTTCTGGTCTGAGTTGGACGGGACTGCGATTGTCAAGGTTGAGAGCAACGCTTTGATGGCTAATTTCAGTGGTGATGCGAAGACGAACAAGCACATCTTCCTTCCGGATGGGAGTATCGACATTACGTTGTCGGCGACGACTTTGATTGCGGGTGTTGGTGAGTTGTGGGTTGAGTACGAGCCCATTGACATTTCTACTCAGACGGTTGTCTGGCCTGGTGTTGTTGCGAGCACGACGACGACGAGTTCTACGACGAGTTCGACGTCTTCGAGTACGTCCTCGACTGCCTCTACTGCGAGCACGACTTCGTCCACGTCAAGTACGGCGAGTACTGCCTCGACAGCCAGTACGACATCCAGTACGAGTTCTACGGCCTCTACAGCGAGTACAGCGTCTACCACGTCTTCTACATCCAGTACAGCGAGTACTGCCAGTACGACGAGCACGAGTTCAACTACGACTTCACCGGGGTAATAGATGGAGCTGACACCGGACCAAATAGCAGCAACTTGCCCCGCATTCTGGGCGGACCTGAACAAGATCCGCCTTCAGAAGGGGACTTGGTCTTTCGATAGGCGTCAATATCTCCTGGAGCCGATGCAGACGCGTGTACGTCGCGTGTGCTATATGAAGGCGACTCAGGGTGGCTTTACCGAGACGGAAGTCAATAAGAGCCTCCACGGCCAAATTCACCGTATCTATCCGCGTGGGGTTCTTTATCTGTTTCCGACGGCGAATGACATCAAGGATTTCTCTCAGGCCCGGTTCGGTCCTTTGATTGCAGCGAATCCGAGTGCGATTGGCAAGTATGTGCAGAGCACTAATAGTGCCCAATTGAAGCGGATCCGCGATTCATTCCTTTATCTCCGTGGCGGTACATTGCCCAAGACCTTGGACTTTGACGCGCGTGAGGCCGCGAGTTTGAGGGGTATCTCGGTTGACCGGGTTGTCTACGACGAAATGGACCTGATGGACGCGGACGCTATTGCCAAGGCCAAGCAGAGGATGGGGGACTCGGATGTTAAAGAAGAGGTTTACATCTCAAATCCTACGTTGCCTGATTTCGGAATTGCGGAGGTATTTAGCCGATCCGACCAGAGACATTGGTTTAGGAAGTGTGGGGCGTGTTCTGAATTTACTTGCGCGGAGCTGGAGTTTCCTGGGTGCGTTAAGTATCGAGATAATGGGACTGGCTATATCGCGTGCAAGAAATGTGGGCAGGAAGTTCCGCCTTCTCCTGGAGAGTGGGTGGCTGCCTATCCCGAGAAGTCCGCCCATATGCACGGATACCGCTGGAGTCAATTGAGTTCGTATCAGAACGATCCTGGGGAGATCCTGGAAGAGTTTACCAATCCTCCTGAAGACAACCTGGCCGATATCATTCGTTTACGGCTGGGGCTGCCTTACGTGGCTGCTGAGGATCGTTTAACAAAGCAGGACGTTCTCGGCCTGTGTAGTGATTTCGGCCAGATGAACTCCCACCGGGGACCCTGTGCCATGGGGATCGACTGCCAGAAGCCCAAGCGGATCGTCATCGGGGCTCGTACCGGCCGGGACAGTTACAGCATTTTTCGGGTCAGGCCTTACGCCGATACGAATTGGGACGGGGTTGTAGACATTGCCCGTCGGTTCAACGTGAAGAGTGCGGTTATCGATATTCGGCCGTATGAGGACTCTGCCCGTGAGTGTCAGAAGAAGCTGAAAAAGGTCGGCTGCAAGACTTTCTTGTGCGAGTATTCGGAGTCTACTCCCCTAGGGTCCGCGTTCAGCGACAATACGGGGATGTGTAAGGTGAACCGCACGGAGGTCATGGACTTCACACACCGCGTGGTTACGACCAAGGGCCAGTTGATGATACCCAAGCAATGCCCCGAGGTACTGGAGTATGCGAAACAGATGTGTGCTACGGCCAAGGTGCTTGAAGTCAATAAGCGGACCCGGCAGAGTGTCTATCGGTATCGGAAACTTAGTGCGGATGATTACCGTCATGCGACGAACTACTTCCTCTTGGCCTGCCAAGGGAACCGGATCGGCCAAGCCAGGAGTGATAGCCGGCACCAGAGGCCTAGGCAGCAGTTTGCCCAGACTCGGAGGGCCAGTTGATGGGTAACACGAAGAAACAGGAAGCGCACGAGCAGCAGATCAAGTCGGCCATTGTCGACGGCCACAGACGCGGCGTCTGCGATAAGAACGGTAACACGATCCCCCGTATCCGGGTGGACAGTGGGCGGAGAGTAGCCGCCTTCCACGCGTTTAGAGAGTCTGGATATTGGACTCGAAAGGAAAGTAAAGATGACAATGAACATAACAAACTGTTGGGGTGTGCAGGAAACTGAATCAAAACAAGAGGCTGATATTTATGCTGCAATGTTGGACAAAATGCAAAGAGGGACTTATTGCCCTCATGTGCAAGGCACTTGTGTCCCAGAGTGTATGTATCTTCATAAAGCAGAGGTCAGTAAGACCTCGACTAGTGCGACTGGAAATAGCCATAAAGATGGGGCAACTTATGAGGTGCAACCGCCCGTGTGTGGGTTGAAAGTTGATTTTGAAAAGTTGACTGTCAGTATTTATAGGTTCAGCGAAATCCTAAAGGACCTGATAGGTGAGTTGCATCAAGTTGGTGAATATGAGAATTGAGTACCTGAAATACGACGTAGAAGTGTTGCGGACCCTGGCTGAGAGTTGGCTTGGCGAACAGGCAACCCAGGAATATGGCGTTAAGGTTGACGTCGATGTGATCATGGCCAAGTTAGCTGATGCGGCAAAACACGACTGGACGGAACTGATCATCTCTTGGCATGGCCCGATTGCTGTAGGGGTGTATGCAATATTCCGGGCACCGAGTTTCTTTGGTGAGCAACAGTTTGCCTTGGGCCTGTACTGGTATGTGATGCCGGAGTTCGCCGGCCACGGATTGAGACTACTACGTGAGGCAAAGAAGTGGGCTGCAGCAAACGGTTGTTCTCATTTTATGCCGTGCGTGTCGATGCTTGCTGGACGGATGTACAACGATGCAGCCAAGATTCTCAAGTTGGATGGGTACAGGAAATTTGAATCAGTTTATGTGATTGAGGTGTAATATGGCGGCGGTTACAGCAAGCACCCTTATAGCAATAGCAGCGGGAACTGCGGCGGCTGGCGCTGCGGTATCTGAAGAGCAGCGCAAATCCGCTAGTAAGCAGGCCAGCAAGCAGCGCAAGTTCTTCGCTGGCCAGGGCGTCAAAGAGGCCACGCCCGAGGTAGGCGCCGGGGCCCGAGACGAACTGAGACGCAGGGCCAAGGCCAGACTGTCAGGCCGGAGAAATACAATCGTAACCGGGGATCTGACGCCCCCTTCAGCAAAGAAATCGGTGTTAGGATAGCCCATGGCAAGTATAAGCGAAACCAAAACGGCTGAGCATGTGATCCGCTTGCGGGATGACTCGCTTGCCGAGCAGTTCAACTTTCGGAGTCTGTGGCAGGATACGGCTGACTGGATCCTACCTATGTTCGGCCGGATTACCAGCGTGCGTACTCCAGGCGAGCGGCTGGGGGTTCATCTATCCGATGTGACTGCCAGGACCGAGGCCCGGAATATGGCGTCCGGACTGTCGGCACAGATCATCCCGCCTGATAGCACGTTCTTTGAACTCCAGGGTGATGACCGGGATAATCGCGACGACGGCGAAATAGAAGAGTATATGGGCGAATTGAGCGAGGACACCCATTCGATTTTGTTTGATTCTAACTTCAAAGAAGAATTCGACGGCTCACTTCAGTCTCATTTAGTCTTTGGCAATGCCTGCCTGTTCCCCAAGTGGTCAGTCAAGCGGGGCCTGACTCACCGATCTTACCCCATCGGATCATACCAGTTACGGCAGGACGAGGACGGGATTATTGACACGCTCATTCTGACTGTCAAACGCACGGCCCGGCAATTACATCAGCAATTCGGAAATAAGATCGGCCCCCAGGTACGGAAGGCCCTGGAAGATGAAGCCCTGGGCCGGGAGTCGAATGACCTTTTCGACATTATCCAGATCGTTCGGCCACGCACGGACCGGGATGTCCGGAGTATCAGCAATCTCAATATGCCGGTCCAGTCGCTGTATATAGGAGAGTTAGACAGGAACATCCTGGAAGAGAGCGGTTTCCCGGAGTTTCCGTTCTCTACGCCTCGCTGGTGGAAAAGCCCAGGTGAGCTTTACGGCCGTGGCCAAGGCACGGAGATCTTGCCCCAGGTGCTGAAGCTTAATCAGATGGAACTCGACCACGCAGACTCGGGCAATATGTGGGTGCGGCCTCCACTTGAGATCCTGGAGTCGTATGACGGAAGCGTTATGATGATGCCTGCAGCCCTGCACCACGTCGTCGAGCGACAGACCATCACTGCCGTTGACCTGGGCGCCCGAGGGGCTTACCCAGTCAGTAAGGACGCCCTGGAGGCCCAACGTGATATCGTCAAGGAAGCGTTCCTGAAGAACGCCTTGGAGCAAATATCCTCTCTGACTGGGGATCGGCGTACCACGGTCGAGATCTTTGCCAGGCTTAAGGAGGGGTTCAAGAAACTCAGCCAGCCCATTGGCCGGGTGTTTACAGAGCTGCTTAATCCAGATATCCAGCGAGTCGTGAAACTCCTGATCCGGAACGGCGTAGTCAGGCAGCCACCTCCCCAATTACGTAGAGTCAAGATCAAGTACACCGGGCCCCTGGCCCTGGCCTTGCAGGATCAGCAGGTAGAGGCCTTTGACCTGTGGTTGGATATGGTCACACGCATGGAAGAGGTCCAGCCGGGTACTGTTGACAATATAGACTTCGATCAGGCCAGTAGAGACGTTGGCCGGTCCATGGGAGTCAAAGAGAGCCATGTTAGGCCGATTGCTGATCGCGATCAGATGAGGCAGGCACGTCAAGCGGCCCAGGAGCAGCAGCAGGCCCTGGCGGCAGCTCAGACCCTAGCCCAAGGGTACGGACAGACCACCAAGGCCCCAGAACCCGGTAGTGCTGCCGAGCAATTACAGGGGGCAGTATGAGCCCAACAGCGGCCTTATATGCTTTCTGGGACTGGATGTCTGAGGACCCGTTTAAGGAGTTCGTGGGCGGTGGGCATCATGGGCCCCACTTACGGAATCAATTGGCCCTGTTTTGCAAGGCCAACGACTTGCCGGTTTTAGAAGATGGCTGGGACGCTGATATAAAGTTGCCTGAACGCAGTGCACGTGTGGCTTCCTTGCCGAAACAGTTTAGACCTACGGTGAAACGGTGAAGTTGGAAAAGGATGATTACTTCCTGCTGTTCAGTACGCCACGCGGCCGGCGTGTGTTAGAAGATCTCTGCAAGTGGGCCCCCCTGTTAAAGGAACCCATGGCCATCAAGGCCGGCGTCGATGTTGAGTACATGTTGGTTGAGAGTGGCCGCTGTGACGTCCTGAAGCATATCTATAAGAAAATGAAAGTCGATCCGTTCGACGAAAAAAAGAGGCAGCAATTTGCAGTGAAAGGAAAGTAAGATGGATCAATGGGACAGGAAGACAAATTTCGGATGTAACAGTTGCATGTTCTATGTGCCGAAGATTGAACACTCCGCAGGGGCGGGTGAGGGCCGCTGTCGAAGGTCGTCCCCAACAATGAAAGGCTATCCCGTCGTTTTTGACAATGACTGGTGTGGTGAACACAAGAGGGGCAGCAACCCAGTACGAGACAAGAAGGAGAGTACGACATGAAACGCAACAACCCATTAAGCCCGTTCTGGCGTGTATCTCCCTTTGCCATGTTTGAAGGTGATGGGGATGGAGACGGCGGCGGCGGCGGCACACCTGTCGCCCTGGTATCCCACGACGGTGCCTTTGCCGAGAACTGGAAGGACTCCCTTGACGAGGATATTCGGGGCGAGCCCTGCCTGGATCTTGTTGGTGACTTCGCTGGCGCCATGAAACAGCTTGTTCATGCCCAGAAGAACGTCGGCAAGAACAAAGTGGTCATCCCAGGCGACGGGGCCAGCCAGGCCGATTGGGACGCATTCTATACTGCAGGCGGCAAACCTGGGGCGGCGGCTGACTATGCGTACAAGGCGCCCGAGGAAGGTTTCAAGCTGGACGACAATGTTGTCAAAGAGACGCGAGAGTTCCTTTTCAGTATCGGGGCGAGCCAATGGCAAGCCAAGCAGATTCTGGCCCGTTTGCATGACGGTGGCGCACAGGGAGAGAAGGACAAAGATGCAGGCCTGGTCAGAGAAACCGAAGAGGCGGCACAAGCTCTCAAAGACAAGTTGGGGGGAGCCTATGAAGAGCGTGTCCACATTGCCGATAGGCTTCTGCACGAGACCAACAAAGACGACGATGAGCGCAAGGCTCACATGATCAAGAAGTACGGCCGCGATCCCCTGTTCATCGAATGGGCGTCTGAGGTCGGCAAGAGCCTGGTTGAAGCTGAAATGCTGAACGCTCAACTGACTCAAACAGCACCCAAGGAAGCTCAGCGAGAACTGGATGAGCTGGAGTCTTCTCCTGATTGGATTGACTTTCAGTCCGGCGAAATGCAGAGAACCAACCCTGCGAAGCATCGTAGGTATTTGGAGAAACAAACTGAATTGTATGACATCATCGCCCCTGAACAGGGGTAGCCGGTAGCCGAAAGGCCGGGACCATTGCTGTCAGAGATGGCGAAGGCTACAAGGTCGGACGTCTAACAGACGTGAAATGCAAGTGAAGATCCTCACGCGAGGGTAGTCTCCACTGAACGATTTTGTTTAGTTTAGGAGACTATCATGGCTAATAGTACTATTCCTGTAGCACGTACCTTACAGTACAGTGCTAACATTCACAGCCTTGCTCAACAGAAGAAAAGTAAGTTTATGTCCCGCGTCATGAATGATGTCATTATCGGCGCGAAGGCGAAATCTTACGAGCGACTCGGTGAAGCTGAAAGCCAGGAGATGCCCACGCGTCACGGCAAAACTCCCCTGAACGAACAGCCCCATTCCAGACGTTGGGTCACGATGAGTGACACCGACTCCGGTACTCTGCTTGACAAAGCGGATACGTGGAAGATTCTGATTGATCCGACGAACAAGTATGCAAAGCATCAATCTGCGGAGCTTGGTCGGAAAATCGATGATAAGATCGTTGCTGCTGCAACTGGCACCGCTACGGCGGGCGAGGAGCGCGACAGTACGGTCTTATTCGAAGATGACTCAGTCAGTATCAACGGCGATGGCACTGTGACTTCCCTGGGGACTCTTGCCACACCTCAAACCGAAGTGGACATGACCCTGGCCAAGATGCTTCTTATGTCGAGACTCTTCAACAATGAAGACGTCGATCCTGATCTCAGGAAACACTGGGCGGTCAGTCCGAAAGACATATCCGATATGCTGGCTCTCACTGTCGTTAACAGCATCGACTTTAACACTGTTAAGGTCCTACAGAACGGCGGCGTTGAGACGTATATGGGGTTTGACTTTTTCTGGACAAACCGTCTCGCTGCGGACACAACCGACGCGACCTGTACTCGGACCTTTGCTTGGTCTGAGGAAGGTATCATTCTCGGTAAGGCCAAGAACATTACAACTGAAGTAGACAAGCGTGCAGACCTCAAAAATGCAACGCAAGTCTACAGCTACATGAGTTGTGGTGCAGTACGTTTTGAGGGTGCTCAAGTACACGAGTGCCTGAATAAGAACACTGATTGACATTAATTAAGGAGATTTCACGATGAGTGAAACACCCCTAAAACTCACAGGTATCAATGTGAGACGTCCGGGTATTCTCTTTGGAGATGTCAATCAGCCTATTCAGGACATCTACTCTGAGAGTGCCTCACAAAACTATGGTCTCGGGACTCGACTTGTCTACAACGACGGTCGTGAGTTCCGTTATGCAAGAGCCGGAGCTGTCAACCTTGTCAAAGGGTATATGGGCCAGGCCTCTGCTAATCTCTCCAATCTTGTCGATGAGCTGCAAACCACGAGTGGTGCTGCCATCGATGCAGGACAAAGAGAGATCACTGTCGATATCACGACAGGCAGTTCCCTGGTCGATAATTCCTTAGTCGATGGCGTGATGGTTGTGAACAAGTCAACAGGCATGGGTGATGTTTACATGATCGATGCCAACAAGATCCGGTCTTCGGATGTGTTGCTTGATTTGCAACTTCGTACCGTTCTAAGGAATAACCTGTCGGCAACTTCAGAGATCACGTTGGTGTACAATCGATTTGCAAATATCGTTGTATTACCGACAACTGCCTCTGGAGTGCCTGCCGGGATCACCTTGGACAATGTGACTGCAACGTACTACTACTGGGCTCAGACAAAGGGCTATGCCCCTTGTTATGTGGACACGGGTGAAACCGTCGTCCTCGGTGAGCCTGCTGGTTATCCCGCAACGCCCAACGTTGCTGGTGCCTGTGGTCCGGTGGGTGCCGACACGGACGCGACCTGGGGAATTGCCCAGACAATCGCAACCGCCGGCGAGCCCTGTATCCTTGACCTCCAGCTTAACTAGAGGCCTGTCAACCGTTAACCATGTCGGGGGTCCAGCGAGGCCCCCGGCCTTCTATCTAAGGTGTTATTATGGCGCTTAGTGAAACCAGCCTTTGCAACATGTCGCTTGGCAGAATAGGTGCCAACAGGATCAATAGCTTTGATGACACCTCAGATGAGATTGAAGAGGCCATCCAGTGCCGCCTTCACTACGTCCAGACCCGAGACGCCCTTCAGCGTTCCCACGCCTGGGTGTTCAATGGTACTCGCGTCATTCTCAGCCAGGATACAACTGGCCCTGTCTTTGAGTTCGATAATCAGTTCATCGTCCCGTCAGACTATCTGAGGGCACGAACAGTGTACGACGAATCGGCCGGGCCTAACACACTGTCTGTCTACAGTGCAGCGATAGAAGCAAATGCCGACGGTGAACTGCGATGGCTCACCAATCAAGCCGCTGTCAATCTCCGTTACAGCCAACGCATAACAGATCCCGGCAAGTTCGATCCCCTGTTCGCTGAAGTATTGATTCTTAAACTGGCCCGCAAGTTGGTCATGCCCCTGTCTGGGGCCCAGCCCAAGTTGCTCGACGGCATCGACAGAGAACTGATCCCGCTTGAACGCAAGACCCGTGCGCTGGACAGGAACGAAAGAAACAGGTCCAGGAGAAACTCCTTTAATTTATGGGAAGATGCACGCTTCAACTACACAATGAGTCTCAGTAACAGAGTTTCAAACGTTTAAAGGAAAGGAAAGTAATGTCAACGGAAATTTTTAGGTTGGATGCTGCTTGCGGTGGCACATTAAAGAGAAGGGCGCCGGG